GTGCGCTTCGTGATTGTGACTTCCATGACTTTCTCTCTCTCTCTCTCGTTGGCGTCTCTCACCAACAAGAGTCATGATAGTCCCTTCCAACACCGAACGCAATATGTTTCGTGTTACAGTGTTGTTACAGTAATACGTCATGATGAATAGGGTAGCGAGAGCATAGGTGTTGTGCAAGCCTATGCTCTCGCAAAGCATAGGCCCGCCCCGAGCCTAGGCTTACATCGCACCTTGGTAGTTGCCCTCGCAAATATAAAGCACCCCTTACAAGTTGTGTGAACCCCCCCTACCATCCGGTGTTAAGCACCCCTAACACGAGTTGATCCCCCTTCTGCGATGAAAGGAATCTTGATTTCTTTAGCGTCTGCCCTGAATTTTTGCCAAAGCCATTTGAGCAATGGATTCCTTTCTTCCCGGAAATTTTCCGATTTGACAAATGAGCACACACCCTGTACCCTGAACACATATGGACCTGCCTTCCCGTAGAATGTTGCAGGAAAGCCAAGCATTCTTGGATTCGATCAAGAAGTTCAACGAACCCAAAGCGGAACCAGAAACAGTTGAACCGCCCTCTACAGAGATAGAGGAAGTAGTTCTCCCCCCTGTAGGTTATAAAAACGGTCCGAAAGTAAGATTCTGGCCTTCCTTACAGGCAGACTTCAATCATGAGCTAGTCACGTTCATTGAAGTCTTTTTCAACAAATACAACACGCTTCCCAATAAAGCTGACTTCGAGCGGCAATTCTCTTACAAAGCTGACCTCCTACCAAAGACGCAGGAAGCTTGGGAGAACCTCCTTCTAGACCTGCAAGAACCTCTCATCAATCGTGGTGTGCGTCCATACGAAACTCCGCCACAGTATCTAGAGGCTAACTTCGTTCTAGCTGTGAACTTGATCGTCAACGTGTATGACAAGCGTACGATCCCTGCAAAGCTTAAAGATGCAAACTTGTCAAGTAAGCAGTGGACTTCCTTCCTGAGAGATGAAGCACACTACGCTTACTACAAGGAACAGCTAGACAAAATCTTCGACAATGACTTGCAGAATGATGCCAAGCTGGCTCTTCACAAGTTAGTACAAGCTGGTGACTTGCAAGCCATTAAGCACTACCATGAACTCCAAAACATCTACAGGCCGCAGCAGGATAACCAGAAGGTAGTTCTTGACACCCTCCGTGTTATCATGGATATCCTGTCCCTGCACGTTACGCCTGACGTACTCGGTAGAGTTGCAGCTGAGCTAAGGAAAGCGAATGTCATTGAAGCCAAGGCCTCTTAAATTCTGGTCTCACGATACTATCAAGTATTGGGGAGATATCCTGGGTGACAGGATTCATGATGTAGAAGATGTGAGACAGGTCACTGACTTCGATGCGTTTGACGTTCTAATGAAAGATGGCTCCACAGTCAGAGTCTCTGGTCAACAACTCTTAGAGGCAGAAAGAAGATGGCAGAATGTTAATTCCTAGAAGTGAATGGACCTCGATTGTACCACGGCCTTCAACGGCTGGAGAGAATACAATCGGGCTGACCTACTTCAAGTTCAAGCCGGAAGTGGAGTTCTTAACGCCTCAGAAGCCGCTGCTCTATGCGTACAGGAATCCGCACAAAGAACTGGAAATGATCCTGAAAGAGAACACCCACCAGACTGGCATCTCTGACGTGGATTACAACTACGCCATTGCAAGTAACATGGCTGGTATCTTTGTGTGCCGTGGCAAGCTAACTAAGTGTTCTCACACTGACAAGCTCAAAGTTCTCATGCTTCAAGGTACCACCGAGAAGCCGACGGACGTTCTCAAAAAGAACAAGCGAGACTTCCTAGAGGCGTGGAACAACGGGATGGAAGGTAACCCACTCGTTACAACGCCGCTTAGGCCGGGGATGAACAACGTTCACGTCTTTGGGCTAATCGAGTGGTTAGCAGAACGGCGGTACTATTTCACACGTAATGACGGAGTTTACGGCCCTATGCTCCAGCGGGCAGTCTGTGAGTTCCAAGATGACAACAACCAAGAGATCAACGGTCTGTGGGATGAAAAGCTGATCCATTTCGTGGACTATGAAGGTGCGGAATTCATTCCCCTTCCTGTCTCGGATAAGCCCCCTGTAGGTGCTACCATCGACTCGATGATGGGTGTTGATGCCTAAGACTGACGAACCGTTTACCTTCGACCAAGTTGCCTTGCTAGCTGAGGAACTGTTACGAAGGGCTTCAATTTCTCCTGGGTTAAATGCCTACAAACCGCATCCATCCCAGGAGAAGTTTCATAGGTCTACAGCCAAAGAGAAGCTGTACATCGGAGGCAACAGGTCTGGAAAGACTGTAGCCACTGTGACAGAAGCCGTACAATGGCTGACGGGAGAACACAAATTCCGGACTGACATTCCTCCGCCACCGATTCGAGGTCGTGGTGTTGCAGTTGACATTGAGGATGGAATTAAGAAGATCATCCTCCCCGAGCTTGCAAAGTGGATGCCACAGTCGTACTTGTTGGATGGCTCCTGGGAGAAGAGTTACGACAAGCAAAGCCGTACGCTCACTCTCAACAATGATTCGTTCATTGAGCTTATGTCTTACGAACAAGATGTGGAGAAGTTTGCCGGAACGAGCAGACACTTCACATTCTTTGATGAGGAACCGCCGGAAGATATCTACAATGAATGCCTGATGCGGCTGGTTGACACTGACGGATCGCACTGGATTTCAATGACTCCACTCATTGAAATGACATGGATTAAGGACAGAATCTATGATCCCTGGGCTGGGGGCGACACCAGTATCTATGTTCTCGAAGTCAACACCGAAGAGAATCCCCATATCTCAATTGAATCGCTTAACAGAATTACTAGGGGTTTGTCCTCCGAAGAGCGTGAAGCCAGGACAAAAGGAACATTCATTACTCATACTGGTCTGGTGTACGCCGGGGCGTTTTCAGCTAGGGATTATCTCGAAGGAGGCAATGTCCTTGACGACATTCTGAACCACAAGTTCAGAGAGTACACAGAACATTGGGGCCACTTCGCCTGCATGGATCACGGTTATGCCAATCCATGTGTCTTTCTATTCTGTTGCTTTGATGGAGACGGCAACATTATAGCGTACGACGAGATTTATGAGACAAGAAAGATCGTCAAAGAGATGTCCCAACTGTATAGACAGCGAGTTGAAACGCTCGGTGTCAGACCTATATACTGTGTCGGTGACCCATCCATCAGGAACACTAGTCCTATCACTAGAACCTCGATACAGACTGAATACATGGAACACGGAGTTCCAATCAGCCTCGGACACAATGACATTCGTGCCGGTATTACCCGTGTGCAAAACCGCTTCCAGAAAAAGCGGCTTTTCATCACCCGCCGATGTGAGCAGACTCTCAAAGAGATTGGATCTTATCGTTGGGATAGATTCGCTTCTTCCAAGATAGAAGCAAGACGGAACAAGAAAGAGACACCACTCAAACGGAACGATCACTGCATGGACGCTCTACGCTATGGCGTTATGAGTCGACCGGCATATGAAGAAGAACAAGAGGTACCTGTAGGTAACATCCTAGGGGTCGCAACAGCAGGAGCATACGACATTGACTACGAACTCATGTTCAACAACAAAGAACGAGAAGAAATAGTATGGTAGATGTTCTAACCAGACCGAACTTCCCTCCGTACGTCTGCCTACTGTGCGGAGCCGGATCAGGTCGTAAGTGGTTTGCTGATCTAGGTCTGCCAATCGAGAACTACTTCAATCCTGTCAACAATGGCGCTTGTTACGTCTGTGATGAGTGCTGGGATGGCCTGTCCGTAACAATCGCCCAAAAGGTTCAAGTCCTAATGGTAGGAACAGAACCGTGGCAAGGAAGGGTGGAGCCAACATACGACGACACTACAGATATAGAGGAAACGAATGATCGACCCGGAATTCCTGATCCGAGCGCAACAGGAACTGATCCTGTCGATGCAGGCGACGATCAAGATGCAGACCGAAGTGATGATGAGCCTGAATCAGACGATAGTGATCCAGAATCCGAATCGGTTCGGGAGTTTCGAGGATTCTTCGGAGGAAACCCAGGAGGAAATCCCTAGTCTGTT